GTTGATTGGCGCGGGCTTTTTCTTGCTGTTCTTTTTCTTCTTCTTCTTAGGCTTCTCGATAACTTCGCCTGTGTCTGTGTCAATTGTATCGGTCATACGTCTTACTCCTTTGTAGTTAGTTTGTTTCTAATTCTTCTTACCCTTTGTCTGATAAAGTGCCTGAAATACTCCCAGCTTTGTAAACGCCATCGCCAATCAGCAATCGGGCCTTTAACATAGTCTTCAACAAGGTCTTCAAACCAAGTGGTCGGTGTGCAATAAATAGCATCAGCATCTGGTTCAACATACTCTGCGTCTGCATAGGGGCAATGAATTGTCTCAGTCCATCCATCCCCAATTAAGTTTTCACCACAGGTTTTACAAGTTCCATTTCCGTAATCCATATTTAGTTCCTCAAGTGATTTGTAATGCGATTAAATAGCCAACTGATAGGCCAGTAATTAGTGGGAAATAGATCATTACTAATGCTTTGATCCACTGTTGCTTTACACGTTGTTTTGTTCGATACGACCGTGTGTATTTGTACCTGCGTCCATATTGAGTCATTAAATATCAACTCCGTTTTCACAAGCGCGATGTTCCACTTCCAAGTGCCAAGCCCATTCAGCATTTATATAGGCTTCCAGGCAATTGTATTTGGTCTGTTTTTCAAACTGCGCTTCCAACATTTCACCACGGGTTTCAGTTTGGTTGTTCCAAGATTCTTCGAGCCACTCGCCAAATGATGTACGAGAACTCATTGGGTTCTGTATCTCATCCGCCAGGGATCGGTTTGTTAATGATTCAGGGAACAAGTCGTTTATGTGTTGAGTTATCTTTGCTGTTTGTCGTTGTAGTTCTTTGTTGATGTCCATTGTTTTTTCCTTATAGGTAGGTAAATGCTGCATAGGTGAATAAATAGGCTCCAATTGCCGTTCCGAAGCCGCCAAGTGCCATTAATGAGAGAAAAAAGAGGTCTTTTTTGGTGATTTGTTCGTGTTTTTTCATGTTTTTTCCTTAAATTTGATGTTTTTTGAGCCAAAAACTGACTAAAACGAGCAGCGCGAGGTGTTTTTTGACGCTTTTTTAGAGCTAAAACTGCGTGTTTTTGGTTGAAACTAGTGATTTGTCACAGAATGGAGCGATTTGTACCAGTTGTACCGTTGTACTGGTACAAGTGAAAAGTGATAAATAACAAGTGTTTAGATGCCTTGTACCAGTTGTACCACCTGTACCACCTTTTTCGGTAAGCAGGTCAGAATTGAATTTAAGGGTTTTGTTTTTTTGAGAAATCAAACTAAAACACTGGTACAACTGGTACAACTGGTACAGATTTGGTCTAGCCCAGTAAGTACGTGGTGTGTAGCCTGTCCCAGCATTTTGATTTTACTGGTACAGAACTGGTACAACTGGTACAAGACCGTCGTTCCTCCCATCGCGGGCGGGGGGTTGTTACTTGGCATGTACCAGTTATCAGGTGGCAATTGTTAGCTGTCAGTATCGAATACAGCAATGGCTATGCCTACCATCAATACCTCTGTAAGTGTCACCTCTTTGAGTAGATCAACAACCTTGTAAGTTGCTACGTCCCAAGCGATGTCTCCCCAAGTCTTGTTTGAATCTATTTCTTGTTGCTTCTTGATAGATGCGATGTGTTCTTTTGATCCGTAATAAACTTCTTCATTGTCTAGTCGATTGTGTGTGTGGTTGTTGTTCATAGTCATTTGTCTCTTGTCAATTAATAATTAATAACTTCCAAATAACAACTGACTGCGAGCGAGGGACGAGTGAGTGTTGTTTTCTGGACAAGGTTCCAAGAGTTGAAATCAAAAACAAGGTTCCAAATGTCGAATTCCGGTTTGGGGTTGGGTTTTTGCTTGTAGGGGGAGATAGTGTCTCAGTGATTCTGATATAAAAACTACAAAAAATTTTTTCAAAAAATACAACAGCAGAGATACCCCCGCCCCAGTTATTGCTGTATCGTGGCAGTTGGCTCTAAGGATTGGAGGCTGTCACTTGTCAACTGACATAAGGCAATGCAAAAGCTGCAATCAAAAACTACCAATTAGTAACTTCGAGGTAGGCAAAAACTCCAAAGGCACTTATGTTCGGCAAACTTGTAGAAGTTGCGTCGGCATACAGCGTCGTAAACGGTTTTCGTCTAACCCACGGGGTTATTTTCAACAGGCTCTTCAGTATTCCAAAAGTTCTTATAAAAAGAACAACAGGAACAACGAGGGGCTTCTCCCGTATGTGCTTACTGTAGAAGATTGTTTGCAGTTATGGGATCAGCAGAAAGGCAAGTGCGCTTTATCGGGGGTGCAGATGACTCATCACCGTGATGGTTCAGGTAGAAAAGAGTTTAATGCCTCGCTAGACCGCATAGAACCAAAGGGTGCATACAATAAAGCCAATGTACAATTGGTTTGTTACCGTACAAACATCATGCGACATGTGCTGGATATCGATATGTTTTTCTGGTGGGTCAAGAACATACACGATTTTTCGGTTGAAAATAAAGATTAGTGGGACTAATATTCTCAAATGAAACATACAGTGGAAGTGTTGTGTCTTGATGGGCTTGAAGCGGCCATTATTGGTCAGACCACAAGAGATGGGAAAACAGAGGTACTAGTTTACGATGCCACAACAGTAAACAAGTTGCTTATTGAACTTGGCTACGTTGATTTTGACGCTTTTGACTTTGAAAAACAGCTTATAGAAACAGAGGCTGTCGAAAGTCGAAAGCGTCCTGTGTTTGTGTACTTAGATAGTAATGTAAAGGACAGAATTTTTGGCACTCCATCACTCAGAGGAAGAAACACTCCCCTCCATTAACATTGATTCAGAAATGTCGGAGGCAGAGTTTAAATCGCATTTACCGTATGCAGGTTTAAATTATGGCTCGTTGACTATGCAACAGGAAAAGTTTGTCTTGTTACATGTCAGTGGCATGAGTCTCGCGGCAGCAGGTAGAGCAGCAGGTTATTCAACGCGAAGACTGGCTTACGAAACGGCCAAGAAGCCCAATGTGCAAAAAGCCATTGAGTATTTTAGAGAGCAGATGCGCGAAGAAGTGAAATTTACAACAGCAAACGCTCATCACATGTACATGGAGTCGTACACCGCAGCAGCAAATTCTACAGAAATGAGAACAACAGTTGATTCCCTGGTCAAACTGCATGGGTTGGCACAACCGGAGCAGCAGACTCAGGTGAACATACAGATTAATGGCACAAAACAACTCGAACGGATGACTGACGAAGACCTTCTTAAAATCGCTGGTAAGGATACAGAATACTTGGAGCCTAAAAGTACCAATGGAGATAGCGAAGGCTGAGTGTAAGAGATGTAAAAATCTCTACAATGAAACTTTGGTCAACAGTAGTCGGTTGTGCGTGTATTGCAAAGCCGATGAAGTTGACAAGTTGCCCCCGCCAGTTGTTAAAGAAGAAGTGCCAACTGCCAAGAAGTCCGAATCGGACATGGCAAGAGAAGAACTAGCACTTCGTATTCTGACACGTAAAAGATTACTGCCGTTTGTTGAAAGATTTAATCCTGAATATCTGGCGGGTTGGGTCCATAAAGATGTATGTAAACGCCTGGAAGATTTTTCCCGTGCTGTTGTTGCTAAAGAATCTCCGAGGTTGATGCTGTTCTTGCCACCCCGACATGGCAAATCGACACTTGCCAGCATTGCTTTCCCTGCTTGGCACTTGGGACGTAACCCTGAACACGAATTTATTAGCTGTTCTTATTCTGGCTCATTGGCAATGGGCTTTAGTAGGAAAGTGCGTAACTTGTTAAGGGAGCCTAGTTATAAAACGGCTTTTGATAAAACTCGCCTCGATCCTGAAAGTCAGAGTGCCGAAGCATGGCTGACTACACAAGGAGGCGGATTTGTCGCGGCAGGTGTTGGCGGTGGTATTACAGGTAAAGGTGCTCACGTTTTAGTAATCGATGACCCAGTAAAAAACCGCGAGGATGCCGAATCGCAAAACAACCGCGATGCCAATTGGGATTGGTATACGTCAACTGCCTACACACGTTTAGCCCCAGGCGGAGGAGTGCTTGTCATTCTGACGCGGTGGCATGACGATGATCTGGCAGGTCGGTTATTAAAAGGTACTACCGAAGGCGGTGACGAATGGGAAGTAGTTCGCTACCCCGCTATCGCTGAAGAGGAAGAAGAATTTAGAAAGTCCGGTGAAGCGTTGCATCCTGAAAGGTACGACGTTCCCAGTTTGGATCGAATCAGAAAAGCAGTCGGGCCGCGAGACTGGTCTGCGCTGTATCAACAAAACCCTGTCGCAGATGACGGAGAATATTTTACCCGCACGATGATTAATTATTACCAAGCGGAGGATGTTGATGAAGAACGACTTAGGTATTACCAAGCGTGGGATTTGGCAATCGGTCAGCGTGACCGCAATGACTATAGTGTGGGTATGTGTATCGGTGTTGATGAGCATGATCGTCTTTTTATTATGGACGTTGTGCGCGGTCGCTATGACGGTTTCGAACTGGTGGAACAGATTCTGGACTTTTATGAGCAATGGAAGCCTTCGATTATAGGCATCGAAAAAGGCCACATCGAAATGGCACTTGGACCATTTTTGGAAAAACGTATTCGAGAGAGGGGCTTATACGAAGCCTATATCAAAGATTTAAAGACAGGAAGGCGTGATAAAGAAGCAAGAGCGCGAGCGATACAGGGTCGTATGCAGCAAGGGATGGTTTACCTTCCTAAAGATGCGCCTTGGGTCGGTCCACTGATAGCAGAACTTTTACGTTTCCCCAATGGTACACATGACGATCAGGTTGATGCTTTAGCATGGCTTGGCCTCATGATGACGGAGTTTGCAACTTATCAGGCTCCAATAATTAAAGAACCCAGTTGGCGAGATCGGCTTGTTGGTATGACACAAGGTGATCGACGCAAATCAGCGATGAGTGCATAAATTATGGCCTATTCAAAATCGAAGAATCTAGCCCCTGAAAAAGAAATGCAAATTGCAGATACGCAATGGCATCGGTACGTCCGTGCGCGAGATAACGGACATACTGACTACATTGAGATGGCACGTAAATGTGACTCGTATTATCGCGGGGAGCAATGGGATACAAATGACATCGCAACGCTTGATGCGGAGGGTCGCCCTGCTCTGACTATTAATACTATTTTGCCTACAGTGAATACGGTATTGGGCGAGCAGTCATCGAGGCGAGCAGATATTCAGTTCAAACCCCGACGCGGTGGGGATCAGGAAACAGCAGACGTACTGACCAAGCTGTATTTGCAGATTGCAGACAACAACAAACTCGACTGGCTAGAGCAGCAAGTATTTTCTGACGGTTTGATTATGGATGGTCGTGGGTACTTCGATGTGCGAATTGATTTTACAGATCACACACAGGGCGAAGTGAGAATTACAGCGAAAGACCCCTGCGACATTTTGCTCGACCCTGATGCAAAAGATTATGACCCGGCTTCTTGGACAGAGTTTTTTGAGACTCGGTGGATGACACTTGACGAGATCGAAGAGTTATACGGCAAGAAACAGGCGGAAAAATTAACTTTTATTGCTGAGAACGGCAACTCTTATGGGCGTGATTCGATTGAATACGAGGAAACTCGATTCGGTGATGCCGATACACACGAAGAACATATCCCAGGCGATGACGAGTACAGGAAGGTTCGAGCGTTACGAGTTATTGAAAGGCAGCATAAAAAGATGTCGCGCTGCGATTATTATGTTGATCCACTGACTGGCGACCAAAGACCCGCCCCTGCGAATTGGTCTGACCAGAAAAAGAAAAAATTTGCTAAACAATACCAGCTAAGTTTAATTTCTAAAGTTGTTCCTAAAGTTCGATGGACAGTTACTTGCGATAAGTGCGTCCTCCATGATGATTGGTCGCCCTACCCTGAATTTACGATTGTTCCTTATTTTGCTTACTTCCGTCGTGGTAGACCTTTTGGCATGGTACGCAATTTATTATCTCCGCAAGAACAACTGAACAAAATTGCTTCCCAGGAATTACATATTGTAAATACAACAGCAAACAGCGGCTGGATGGTTGAGTCCGGTTCGCTTGTTGGTATGACTCCTGATGACTTGGAAGAAAGTGGCGCACAGACTGGTTTGGTAGTTGAGTATGCCAGAGGCACTAATCCACCTACTAAGATACAGCCCAATACAATTCCGACAGGTCTGGATCGTATTAGTCAGAAAGCAGCGGGAAATATTAAAGCTATTTCTGGTGTAAATGACTCAATGCTAGGTAGTGACGGACAGGAAGTTTCTGGTGTTGCGATCCAAGCAAAACAAAACCGTGGCGTTATCATGATTCAAGTGCCACTGGATAATTTGCGAAAAACCAGACATTACCTTGCTGAAAAAATATTACGCTGCGTTCAACAGTTCTACACCGAAGAACGTCTTGTCCAAATTACAGACGAGACTGATCCGATGAAACCCCGCGAAGAATTACGCATCAATGAGATGTCACCAGAAGGTCGCGTTATAAACGATCTGACTATTGGTGAATACGATGTGATCGTAGCGACTGCTCCCGCACGGGATAGTTTTGATGAGGTTCAGTTCGCTGAAGCATTGAATCTCAGACAGGTTGGTGTAGCGATTCCTGATGATGCCATTGTTGAGTACAGTCACCTGACTAAGAAAGGCGAGCTTGCTAAACGTATACGCGAACTAACTGGTCAAGAGCCGCCTACTCCAGAGCAAGCTGAAATTTTGGCAATGCAGAATCAGCTTGAAATGATGAACATACAGCTTGAAATTCAGAAGCTCGAAGCTGAAGTACAAAAACTTCAGTCTGAAGCTGCCTTGAATATGGCGAAAGCTACAGACACTGCCGAAGTGCAGCCACAGCTACAGATTGCAGAAATACAATCTAAGCTGGCAATGAAAAACCAAGAACTTGAGTTGAGAAGGGAACTTTCTGCAAACACAAATGAAATCCGCAAAGGACAATCGGATACTCAGGCCGCAACTAAAATAGCGTCAACAGCTATGCAAATGGCAAATAAGCAGCAAACAAACCCACCAACCGATACTGGAGTTAGCTAATGGCTAAGAAAGAAGAAGCGCAAAACGAAGCAATCGAATTCGAAAGAATGCCGGGTTCTGAGGAAATTGAGAAGCCTGAAGACATTGATCTTAATTTTGGATTAGGCGAAGAAGAAACAGAACAACCAGAAGAACAGCAAACTCAGGAGGTGAGTGAGGAAGCTGTTGCAGAGGAAGAACCTGTTGAAGAAATCACTCAAGAAACGGAGGAAGTTAGTGCTGAATCTGAGGAACCTGCTGAAACCGAAGAAGAACAGGAAGAACCAGTTGCCGAGCAGCCTGAAGAGGCAGAACCTGCTAAAGAAGAAGTACAAGCTAAAGAACCAGAGCAACCTAAGAAACCAATGGTCCCTAAAACACGGCTAGATGAGGTACTTCAAAAGAACAAGGCTATGCAAAAAGAGCTTGAAGAGCTTAAAGCCAAAGAACAAGCACCAAAAGAAGCACCTAAATACGATTTTGATGCCGAAGAAGTCAAACTTCAGAATTTAATTTTGGACGGACAGGCTGAAGCGGCTGCAAAAAAACGAGCCGAGATACGTGCAGCCGAGCGTGAGCAGATTACTTTCGAAGTTGAACAGAAAATGCGCCAAGAAATACAGGTTTCTAACCAACAAAATGCCATTTTGGACGCAAGTAAGCAGATTGAGGCCGAATTTCCTGTATTTGACCAGAATTCTGAGCAGTACAACGAACAATTAACCAGTGAAGTTGTTGATTTAGCGGAAGCCCTTGGGCTGAAAGGCTACGATGGCGCAGATGCTATGCACAAAGCGGTAAAATACGTGGTTGCAGAGCACAATTTAGCGGCTCCCGCGCCCGAAGTCCCCCAACAAACCCAAGCGCCTAAGAAAACGCAGCCTTCAGTAGACGAAGTGGCTAAAAAACGTAGTGAAGTCGCTAAAAAACTCAAAACAGCCGAACAACAACCACCAAATCTCCCTGGCGAAAGCAGTTCAGCACATGGAGAGCAGCCTTTAGACATTAGTAATATGTCTGAAGACGAGTTTAATGCCTTACCCCCTGCAACAATAGCCCGATTACGAGGAGATGTACTGTAATGACTAGGAAAAAAGACCCAATTTTATCAAGGATAGGTGTTAGCGGGTATAACAAGCCTAAAAAAACGCCTAGCCACCCTACAAAAAGCCATGTTGTCGTAGCTAAACAAGGTGATACGGTAAAAACTATCCGATTCGGCCAACAAGGTGTGTCGGGTGCGGGTAAAAATCCTAAAACTGCTAAAGAAAAAGCGCGAAAGAAATCGTATTACGCAAGGCATAACGCCCAAGACTCTAACCCTTCTAAACTAAGTGCTCGTTATTGGTCGCATAAGGTTAAATGGTAATGGATTATGTACCCAATATGTGAGGTTACATGGAAAGATGCGTGGATTGATTTTTGTGATCTAACGCTCGAAGAAGCCAAGGAACTAAAGGCGGTAACTAGAAACACAGTTGGGTACTTAATCGAGTTTAAAGAAAACGAAGGGCTTATTATGTGTACGGACTGGTATCCAGATGAGTCTGAGTACATCAACACCCCGATGGTCATACCTTGGGGCATGGTTGTTAAGTACAGAATATTAGGTGATACAGAGTTTAATACATTTGACAAGATTAATTAGCCCCACTAATATGTAGTTTACGCATGATAGAGCGATACTGTCCGTGTCGTACACGTAAAAAACGTCTTTTCTCGTCTGTAATGACGTAAAACTTGCCGAGGTCGCACCTCGTTCTAAATGCGCTAAGTCGTTGCAGCACGATACGTTGCAAGGGTTTAGCCGCACCTAGTCGGCTGAGAATGGCAGGTATGAACCTGTTTACTTTCTTTCATTTTTTTAATGGAGGCCGATTATGGCTTTAACGAATTTTGCATCGTTAACCAGTAATCAGTTGACTGCATGGAGCCGTGACTTCTGGCGTGTTGCTAGAAACATGAGCTTTATTAATCAGTTTGCTGGCACTGGTTCTAACGCTATGGTTCAAAGAATCACTGACTTAACTAAGTCTGATAAAGGAACCAAAGCAGTCATTACATTACTTGCTGATATGACAGGTGATGGTATCACTGGGGATAACACCTTAGAGGGTAACGAAGAAGCATTACGTGCCTACGATATCACCATCGAGCTAGATCAGCTTAGATTTGCTAACAGGATTGCTGGTCGTTTAGCCGATCAAAAGTCTGTTGTAAATTTCCGCGAAAACTCACGGGACGCTCTTGCTTATGCAATGGCAGATCGAATGGACCAGTTAGCATTCCTAACATTGTCTGGTTCTGCTTACACCAATAAAACTAATGGTGCATTAAGGACTACTTCAGCTACAACAGGTCACGAGCTTGTTGATTTGGAGTTTGCTTCTGATGTTTCTGCCCCTTCTACTGCTCGTCATCGTCGATATGACGCAGGTACTACAAGCATTGTAGCGGGTGATACTACTGCAATCGTTGCAGCAGACACTATCAACTACAGAGCGATAGTAGAGTTGAAAGCCTATGCCAAGGATAACTATATCCGAGGTATTCGCGGTGCTGGCAATGAAGAAGTGTTTCACATGTTTGTCACTCCACAGCAAATGGCCGATCTCAAGCTAGATAGTGATTTCCTAGCTAACGTGAGAAACGCAGGTATCCGTGGACCAAACAACCAGTTGTTCGCGGGTTCAAGTTCACTAATGGTTGATGGCGTGATGGTTCATGAATTCCGTCATGTCTTCTCAACCGAAGGTGCGACTGGAGGAACCAGTGCGAACGCAGGTTCTGCTGGTTACAAGTGGGGTGCAAATGCTGACCAAGACGGTGCGAGAGCATTGTTCTGCGGAGCGCAAGCTCTAGCAATGGCCGACATAGGCAACCCAGAAGTAGTTGAAGAAACTTTTGATTATGGAAACCAATCTGGTATTTCCATAGGCAAGATTTTCGGTCTACGAAAGCCTAAGTACAACAGTGACTATAACGGTGCTGTTGAAGACTTCGGTGTAATCTGCTTAGACACTGCTGTTTAAGTAAAGTAGTAACCCCCTCCCTCCCTCCTGACTCCTGGGGAGGGTGTGGGGTTTTTTCAATTTAATAGAGGACAAAGTTATGTGGACAAAACCTACATTCGAAAACGTAAGACTTGGCTTTGAAATCACTATGTATTTCAGCAACAGGTAAATTTTTATGAAAATTATCTCAGATAAAAACCTCCGTATAGCAACAACTTGGGGAAGCGTCGTTGTTTTGGAAGCGGGAAAAGAAAGGGAACTGAGTGAGGAAATTGGACTTCTGGCATTACAGCAAGGCGCAAAGGAAGTTGGCAAAAGTAGCAAAAGAGAATCAGTGAAAATTGAAGAAACTACACTGGTATCCATACGAGCAAGAAATGAGGACGGTCACTTTATTGCTGACGATCCTTCAACACCAAATGTCGATGAAGCGTTCACGGAGGTTGCAGTGGGCGATGTTTCAGAAATAGTGGTGGCTATTGAAAAACTTGTTACGGATGGCGATCCCGCTAACTTCAAAAAGAATGGTGAGCCAAAAGCAGCAGCTATTAACACGGCAGTTGGTCGAACAGTAGCACCAGAAGAACGCACTAAAGCGTGGGATCAAGTTATTAATGGTTAGGTAAAGCAATGGCAACTTCGGTTCAAAGTATAGTAGATAAAGCTCAAATAATTTTACAGGACACATCTGCTATACGATGGCCTGAGTCTGAGCTAGTCAGTTGGGTAAATGATGCTCAACGGGCAATCGTTCTTATCAAACCTGATGCTAGTGCTACGAATGAAACAGTTACTTTAGCAACTGGTACTAAGCAGTCCATCCCATCGGGGGGTAATAGGCTTCTTAGTGTTATTCGTAATATGAGTGCAGCCAGTGCGGGTAATGGCGGTAGAACTATTCGTATTGTCGATAAGGAAGTGCTCGATGCACAGGCTCCGAGTTGGCATGACCCTGCTGCAACTGGTCTATCAAAACATGGCACAACGGTTAAACACTATGTTTATGAAGAAAGCGATCCACGCACTTTTTATGTTTATCCAGGTGTTGATGGTAATGCTTATTGTGAGATTGTCTACAGTGCAAACCCTGCCGCAGTTACCATAAGCGATAACATTGGTCTTCCAGATATCTATTCTGTTGCGATCATGAATTACGTTATCTATATGGCGTATATGAAAGATGCAGATTTTGCAGGGCATCAACAACGAGCAGCTTCGCATTTCCAATTGTTCATGACTTCAGTAAGTGGTAAGTCGCAGTTAGACATACTGACTTCGCCAAATAGTGAACGCCCCGATCCGACTCTAAATCCAATGATGGGTAATTAACTATGGCAACAGTGAAATACGAAGATTTACTGCCTGACATCATTCCAATGGTTCCTGGTTGTACTGACACTCTGATTGAAAACACGGTTCGTAATACTGTGATTGAGTTGTGTGAAAAAAGCGAAGTGTATCAGGCAGAACTTGATCCAGTGGATACTGTTGCTAATACCTATGAATATGATTTTGAGCCGCCTACAGGAACTGTAGTTCATAAGATATTGTGGGCTACTTATGACGGAAACGATCTCGAAGCAGTATCTTCTTCTCTGTTAGAGGAGCGAGAACCAAAATGGCGAGAGTCAACTTATGTCGGTACACCTACTTATTTCATTAAACAGTCTTCTAGCCAGTTCTGGTTAGTGCCTATTCCATCGGTTACAAAAGTGGGCAGCACGATTGTTAGAGCCATTTTAAAACCTACGCATACAAGTACAGCATGTGAAGCTGACATCATGAATGACTATCGTGACGCGATTGTTAACGGTACGTTATTTCGTTTACTGAGAATACCAAACAAAGACTGGTCCGATCTTACTGGTGCTGAAGTTTATGCACAGCTTTGGCAAGAAGGACTTAGTTTTGCAGACAGAAAAGCAAGATTTGCAGATAGCCCAGTGGCGAGGAAAGTAAAGTATGGCGGATATTACACCACTCCGTATAGAAGAAGACGAGCAACGTGGGAAAAGTATTAATACACCTAAAGTAGCTGACATTCGTGAAGAATGGTCGTGGGTTAAAACTGGTGTTGATAAGATTTTGGAGGCTAACAAGCATCTTACCTACAGACCGGAAGATGTTTATGCCGCATGTGTCGGTGGGCAAGCTGTTCTTTGGACTACTGAAGAAGGCTTTGCAGTTACTACGACGGAGGTGGACGAGTTTACCAATGATAAGACTTTATTGATTTGGATAGCTTGGGCAAAAAGAAAAGGTGGAAAAGTCGGTATTGTACATACTGATTTTTTTACAGAGCTTGCTAAAGAACATGGGTATACCAAGTTAGAGATTAGATCGAACGTCGAGACAGTTGGAACTTATTTAACTGGTAGCGGTTGGGCTATAGATACAGTTGTTTATTCGAGGGACGTATGAGATGGGCGACAGACCAAAAAGTAAAGACTACAAACCATCTGAAATGGAAAAGACTAGCGCAGCGGTAGCTAAAGCGCAGTACGACAATTTCAAAAAGAAATATGATCCGCTGTTGTTAAAGATGCGCGACCAGTCGCTGTCGGACGATCCAACTCGTATCGCAAGAGGCCGAGCTAATGCAGACACGATGCAAACATTAACTGCTCAACCTACGCTGAGACAGGCTACCGATGTGGGTAGTGCTGGAGCGTTGGCAGGTGGACTGACTTCACAACTGGGCCAAGCAACGGCAACAGGCAAAGCTATACAGGCAAAAGATCAGACAAATGTTTTAGGCACACGTTTAGGACAAGCGGCTGATGCACAAAGTGGTATGTCACAGCTTGCCCGGATGCAGACTTCAGAAGGACTAGCCAGAGCAGCAAACAGACAGGCGGTAGCGCAGAGTAAATACGATGCCGCAGGTCAGATTGCGGGTACAGCGATTGGGCAAGGGTTAGGGAATCTCGGAAGTACCGGACGCGATCCTTACACTAAAACTCCCGTCCAAGGCAGTTTTTTTACACCTGTAGATTCACAAGGCAGAAAGGTAAAAGGGCTACAAGAAAGATTTAGATATGCGCTTGGTGGGCAGTAACATGACTAATTTATACGACAAATACGATACAGCAATCAGCAAAGCAAAAACTAGCGGGGCGTTACCTACTGTAGATGATCCCGAAAAAACTTTTGCGGATATGACTCGTGATGATTACCTGCGGTACGTCAAAGACTACAGCAAGTTTGAAGATGACTTAATTGCTAAAGCATCGACTGACACATCCCTTGTTGACCAAGCAAGAGAAGATGCAAAAATTGCTCAAGGGCTTACGCAAGGAGTCGCAAGTAGGAATGCTCAACGCTATGGCGTAGGTCTGACTCCCGCACAACGATTAGCACAGCAACGCAATATTCAACTGGGTACTACTGCAAGTGGTATTCAAGGTGTCGCTGATGCACAGATAGCGCAAAGAGAATTAAACAAATCAACATTGGCTGATCTAATTAATATCGGGCAAGGTGTAAACAGGGCTTCTCAAAGTCAGATGGGTAGTGCAGCAGGGAATCAAATTGACAGACGAATGGCTTATGACAGAGCTAAAGCACAATCCAAAATGAACACCTATAGCACACTAGGCGGTCTGGGTAGTCTTGCTCTCATGGGCGTAGTATTTTAGCAGGGAACTATTATGGCACTCGCAGATGCACTTTTAAGTACATTTCGTACACAACAAATAGCGAATCAACAACGTCAGGCTAATCAGCTACAGCAAGAACGCCTTGATGTGAGTCGTCAGCAACTTGGTCTTATGGAGCAGCAAGAAGCGCGACAGGCGCAACAGTTTGCCAATGAAGAAAAGGTTCGAATGAATGACGGCACGTTCAACCAAATGCTTGAAGGTGAATATTTCGATATAAATACCAACAGGTTTGATAAAGAAAAATTTAGGACTGATATACAAAACGGTGTGCCAGCAGCAGATGCGCTTGCCCTTAGAATGGCGCAAGATAAGTTAGGCATGACTACACCCGAAGGGTTCGCACTCGATAAAGTGACCAGACTACCCAATGGGAAATTTGCTTTTGGTGGTAGCTATACCGATGGCCGAGGCGTGTTTGGCGAAGGAGTTTTGACTAAAGACGGCACAAGTTTCCCAGATTCTGAAATAGCAACTTTTGAAAATGCTGGTGACATCGCAAATGCGGCTGAACTGTATTACAAAACAACTCTCTTACAAGACAGTACATTAGGAGCTAACTATCCTCAACTTGCGGCTGCTAGAGAGTTAGCCAATATTGATTCTAATTTGCTGACTGTTGTTAATGCAGCAGATCAAGCAATGGCTTCAGGCACTGACGAAGGCGCTGAAATAGGCCGTAATTTACTTGGCGTTGCAGGGCAAGTACAAGATGACCCTGATATTACTGCTCAACTAGCGGCTGATGTTACTGGCGATACTTCTATCTTGCCGGGAAGCGATCAAGATATTAATTCGGTTTTAGATGCGCCAGATGCGACGCAACCTTCCGTGAGTGTTATTGATACTCTTTCTACAAAACGTGATGACATTAATGATCCTGAACTGAATAAGTTATTAAAACGCTATGAAAATCTGTCATCTTCTCAAGGTGGCGCAGGTGGCGGTAGAAGTGTTGTTGGTAATCGACGAGCTTTAGATAACGTCACAAAACAACTTGAAAGCTATCCTCAAGCTCGACTCGAAGAACTTGAGTCACAACTTGAATCAGCACAAGGTGGTGATGTTCCACGTGGAGTTCCCGCAAGGTATCGCGGTGTTGTTAAAGATACACAGAACAACCAAGAACAAGTAAACGCAATTCAAGCGCAGATCCAACAACACAAATCTGACTTTGGTTTGGAAGATGCTGCCCCTATTTCAGATTCAGTTACTGATCCAGACAGTAAATCAGTCATTGTGACTACAGAAGATCAAGCTAATGCAGTTGATCTGACTGCTTCAGATGCAAAAGAACAATTAGAAATTCTTGGACAAGAGTTTTCACAGAATCAAGCTACTGTCACTGCTGTCGCACAAGGTATGCAAACTGCGGGTATTAATAACTTGAACGATGCACAGCGAGCCGATCTTAAATCCAAGAAGATGATTTACGCTTTTATCTCGGCAATGGGCGCTACCGAAGCACAGAAAAACGACGCATTTAGTTCATTGATGAATCTTGGCGAGACAGGTGTTGAAAGTATGAGCGCCTATCAAGCGATGCAGTTAGCACAGAATGACTATACTAATCAGTTGTCGGCTGAAAGAAACAGGATAAGTAGGCTACAAGCCAATAACCAGATGAGTTTAGAAGTATTTGAAAGAATGGATAACGCAGCCAACTGGATCACAGAAAATGTCCACAATAAGATTTCGGAAATTGTTGATCCAGAGGGTGAAGGTAAAGAGTTACCAAGTAACGAACTTGCTGAACGGAATTTACAGCGTTTCGACACTGATATTCTTCCGCAACTTTTGGCTAAATCAGCGGCAGCACAAACACCAGAAGAAGCGCAACAATATTTAACAGCTTTGGCGCAGTTTACCACTACTTACGCACAAAACGTAGCGTTAACAGAGCGAGGTGGTTTTATGGAAACCCTCGCATCAAGTATTCCGTTCCTACGTGGACAAGCACAACCTACTTTTTCTGCTGATAATTTAGCTAACGTAGAAATCGATGCTTATGACTCGAACGGTGAGCCAGTCAGGTTTAAGGTCACTGGAGTTGCAGGAGACACTAGAAGCGAAAAATTTAGCGCAGAGAAAATAATGAACCTCAACCCGACTATTGGTAAGCTGTTCATTTCAATGATTAAAGCGAGAGATGCTGCTCGCGCACAACAAAGTGAATAGGACAGCGAATGGCAGATGTTCTTGAAACTCTTATATCAAAAGCTGCACAGGCTCCGACCAACCCCAATAACGTCGCGGCTGGCATTCAAGCACTCCCTGAACCTTCGGTAGCACCTGCAACACTTGGCGATACTTTTGTGCGCGGAGTCCAAGGCGGTGCTGCGGGCTTGGTTGCAGACGCTCGATATTTCAAAGGGTTGGCTCAGACTTTAGTTGGCGACCAGGAAGGCGCTGAAACTACAATTCGTAATGCTCGTCTAGCCGAAACTCAAGCGGCTGAAATGTTTGACGGTATTCAAACCTTTGGTGAATTTCTTGAGAAGCCTACTCTAATGGGTTTTGCTACCCAAATTCTTAAAGGTTCAGGACAGATAGTTCCTTCAGCACTTTCTTCTATTGCTAGTGGCGGTACGGGTGCTGTTGTTGGCGTACTTGGTAAATCAGCCGTAACTAAAACAGGCCGTGCAGCAGCTAAAAAACTTGTCCAAGATACTTTATCGAGAACAGTGCGAGGCACTGCAACACCCGATGAAAAAGAATTGGCAAATGGGATTTATACTTTATTCCGTAATCGAGCAGCGAACGCAGGTTTTATAACAGGTGCTGGTGTATCTGAGTTTGTACCTTTATCGGGACAGAATCTATCCGAAGCACTGGAAACAGGTGAAGAGCTTGATCCGGTTACAGCCTTCCGCGCAGCAGCGATTGGTGTACCCCAAGCGGCTGTCGGTGTTGGTGGCGAAATAGGTATAGCTAAACTAATAGGCAAAGTCGCTACTCAAAGAGGCAAAGCAGAATCTAGTGGCATTTTTGCAAAACTCGGCAGAGACATTGGCGGTGCTGCATTGAAGTCTGGTGCAATCGAAGGCACTACCGAAGTAATTCAAGAAGGTATGGCCGTTGCAAACCGTTTTGCTCTTGACCCTGAATATGACAGACAAGATGCAGCACTACGATTGGGTGAAGCTGCATTTGTTGGTTTCTTTGGAGGCGGAGCATTAGGCGGTGGTGCGGCTGCTCCTGCAAGCGCAGCGAATTCTGTATTTAGAGGCGCTGAAAAATTAATCGAGCAAGGCCGTGAAGCCCAAGTTGCACAGCAGACTGAAAGAGAACAGGCAGGTGTTGTTGATCTGGGTTTAACAACCCCCGAATCTACCAGGGATATTGCAGCGCAGTTTAACGCAATGGAAGACCCAAACAACAACAAACAAGCAGTTTGGGTTTCAGGCAATGAAGATACCTATAACGTAGGCGATGGCGCGAACGGTGTTACTACTGTTAGTCAGCAAGCAGATGGTTCCATAGTTGCAGACCCTGATGGCGATACATACGCAGTTTTTGTACCTGGGCGCGGTACGTTGATGTCTAAGAATGTGTCTTTAATCTCAGAAGTTTTAAACGACGGTGCATCGGATCGAGCCATTGCCAAAGCACTTGGCTATTCAGCAACTATGCCCCCTACTTCGGACCAAGTTGTACAGGTCACAGACAACGAAGGTAATGTCGTCCATGAAGAAGCTACTGATTCAGTAGGACTGGATCGAGCCATCGAATCAGCAAAAGGAATGGTTCCCGCAGGTGGTAAGTGGGAAGTTGTTGATTTGCAAGCTGCAATGGAACGACGCAAACAGCGGTTCGAGGCCGACGATGACGTTGTTGTTCGTGATATGCAAGTTGACCCGAATGCACCGATAACGACAGTTGAAACAAGAGATACAGAAGATGCTAGTGATTTCACTGACACCGAGTTTGATGCTGAAGAGATATTAAGCAAGCGTTACCAACCAAGAAACCCCAAAGCCCCAGTCGAAGAAACTGCTGCTGCTCGTGAAGCCTACGAGCAAGCCTTTAATGAAAGCACAGAAGATATCCCATCTGCACCGAACAGCATTTTAACCAGAGCAGTCGATTTTAAGAATAAGTATTCTGATGCAGTTGTCTCAATATCAGAGAATACTGATGGCACATGGTCATTGAATGTTACGACCACCCCTGATACTCGAAGGTACGGTAAAAATGGGTTGCCCTTGGGTATGTACGTTGATAGTGAAATAACACAAGCTAAAAAAAGTAAATTTAAAAACGCAGAACTCGTTTCTGAAGATGGCAAGAGAACGAAAGTTAATCTGCAAGATTTAGTGCAAGCGGGTAAACGCATAAACGAGACTGAGGGCGGCACTAACTTTAACGAAGGCGGTCCAGTGTCGGCAGCACAAACGGGACTATCAACAATCTTAGGTCAGTTGTTAGAGCGAGGTTTGCGTGTCGAAATAGATCAACTCCCCCTAGATCATCCGTCGGTTAATACAGAAACAATTGTGGATGCCTCTCAGAATGTTACGTTGGGTCAGGCTATTCAACCACGCAATACTATTCCGAGGGGAGCATATTTTTATCAGGCCGTTGGAGAAGACGGTGAGGTATTACTCGACGAAGAGGGTAAAAATTTAGAAACATTTATCGACCCTGAGCAAGACAGCATAAAAGAAATAAGGGAAAAACAAGCTAGGTTCAGGGAATTTGTATTCGACACTCGGATAGCAAACACTGCACAAGATGAAGAAACTGAAATAATTAACTACAAACGTGATAGGTCAGCAAGGGTTCGAGAAGAGCGAGTACAAGAAATAGATGGGTTAGGAGAAATAGAACGGTTTGCACGGAACGCTCTTGGGCAAACGGATTTGCCACTTACACAACACAACATCGAGCTTGGTAGACCCGATGAAAGGACAGACACAGGTTCATCTAAACGAGCCAGAAGAACAAAATCTGTAAACAGGATTTTCGGTATTGACACAGGCACGGCTTTTTCCGCAGTGCTAACTAAAGCAATAAATGCACTGAAACTGAAAATGCCCGTGACTATAGTTACAAAGTCTTACTGGGAAAATTTACCTAATAAAGCTGATCTTTTCGATGGCAATTTGCCAGAAGGTCTTGTTGACAAAGTTAGCGAGCAGATCAGCGGTATGGGTAATAACAACGCAGGTAAGTACATCGGCTTTAAGAACCATCACTTGCTTGTTGTTAACGAAGCTGTTGGTAACGAACTTGCCCAGACAATTACAGCAATGCACGAACTGGGACATGCGCTGTTCCGTGAGGAACGCAGAAATGTATTGGAAAATGAAGGGCTGCGAAAAAGACTTTATAAAGCCTTCCTCAAGGCTAAAAACAGAGAAGGTGCGCCAGCCCAATACGAAGGACCAAATAGGTTTGAAGAGTGGTATGCAGATCAGGTAGCCATGTGGGGTTTAAAGTTGGCAGGAGGTATTGCCGCAGCTAAACCTCGAAACCAAGTCGAGTCCTATTTTAAACAGCTAGTAATGAAATTACGCAACATGTGGAATTCATTGCGTAACGATATGCAGCGTCGGTTTAGTCCTACCGAAAACTTTTCTCCTGATTTTGACACCTATATCCAAGAAGTAGTGAACCGCAGCAAAGAAACTATAAAGGGGCAATCAGATAAGTGGACTGAGGCTTTTGTTGTTCGTGAGCTTGAGAGTGAAATTAAAAGGCAAGCCCCTGCGCCTATGGCAAGATTATTACGTTTAATTGAAAGCATTGTAGGACGTACAGGCGTAAATCTTGTTTTACCCGCAGACAACGCTTTACGGAATATTGGATCAGGCGTAGGCAAGGCTAAACAAGCAGCACTTAGTATAGCCAAAATGATGTACAGCCGAAGCGGAGAAGGTGGACTTGGCTTTTTACAGTTGTCTACTTTGCAAAAAAATGAGTTTATGAATCAGCTTGAGACTTTGTTAGGCACTGATCTTTATTCGCCTGAGAATCAAGCAGCATTTGACCAAGCACTATCAGATACGCCCACCGCAGATTTAGATGGTAAGGCAAGGCAAATTCGGTTGTTCCTAGAGCGTATGCACGATGAGTACATAAGCCAAGCCCCAGGAGTGCAAGTACGCAAACTTAAAGACTTTTTTCCAGTTAGGTTGGACTTTGTAGCCATCAACGAAAACAAAGAGGGTTTTGCACGAATACTTTTCGAGAACCAAGACCCAAACAAACGACAGAAAACTTATGAAGAGATGCTTGCTGTTGTAAAGACTATGCTAGAAGAAGGTTCTATCCAAGAACAATACGACCCAAATTTTGAAGACGAAACTCTGATCGATCCTTATGACGACAATGTAAAAGCAAATCTTCGTGCAGCACGAAGACTGACTAAAGGAGTTCCTAAAGAAGCCTTAAACGATGCAGGTTTTTTAAAGCCGCCACAAGAGGCATTAGGAAACTATATAAGAGATATCGTTAAGTACGTCGAGTGGCAGCGAGCGATTAAAGATGAGAATGGTAACGACAAACTTGCTGCTGCATTAAAAACATTAGAACAAGCAAATCCAGAGTTTAAGCAGCAAGCTGAAGAAATACTGGACGTTTATCTCGGCTACCAAAGCGCACCTTTATCACCGCTGTTGCAGAAAGCAAATTCTTGGTTAGGGTTTTTACAGATATTAACTACTTTGGCTTTCGCGGCTATTAGTTCCTTTTCTGAACTTGCCGGACCCATTATTCGGTCAAGAGAGTTTGCTGCCCTGCGACCTGTAGCTTTGAAAGCCGCTATACAAACGATGAACCGCAAAGAGTCTCAAGAACTGGCAAGGCAACTTGGGCTTGTGACTTCGCAAAGCATGGCCCATGCGATTATTGACCCTGCTTCACAGGAATACATGGGAGAAACGCAACGACGTTGGACTGATGGATGGTTTAAGGTTACTGGACTTGAATGGTTTACCCGATTTACTCGTGAATTTGGGGCAAACATGTCAAGGGAGTTCATTCTATATCATGCTCGAAAGCCTTCCCCTGATTCGGAGCGTTACCTTAAAGAGCTAGGACTGACTGCGGAAGAAGTGCTTACTTGGGATACGAATGAATTTACTACGCCAGTTGGTCGGAAAGTAAAGTTAGCCATGCAGAAATTTACAGAAAGTTCTGTGATTAGACCTAATGCAGCCGAGCGTCCTATCTGGGCAAGCGACCCACGATTTATGTTGATATTTCAATTGAAGGGTTTTGCCTACGCTTACGGAAAAGTCATCGTAGGTGGCTTGATGGCAGAAATAAAGAAAAGGCAAGCAGACCCACGGTTTACTACAGAACAAGAAAGATTTTTAGCTATGACTTCTATGCTGGCTCTTACTGGTTTTGCTGCTATGCCATTCACAATGCTTGGGCTTGAATTGAAAGAGTTTACCAAGTTCAGCCTTGCTGCAATTCTTCCTGGTGTAGAAGCGTCAGATCGTTATTTCCGATCCGACTCTATGGATTGGGGCAGTTATATGTTTGAAATAACTGATCGCGCAGGTTTGCTTGGTCCTTGGTCATTGTTACTTGGTGCTCAAACAAGCGCACAGTACGGAGGTTCTGCTGTAGGTTCGATTCTTGGACCTTCGGTAGAGTCGTTTGAAAGATTATTTTCCGACGGTTTGAATGCGATCCCAGATCGAATGATACCTGTCTACAGTCAATTGTGAGGGAGTTATGGCTAGAGGCGTGAAACATTACAACAAAGACGGCACTGAGCATAAAGGGGGAACCCATAAGATGCCCAATGGGGAGATTCATTCTGGAGCAACACACACTAAAAAAAGCGCCAAGCTATTACACTTCGGGAACCTTTCAAAAAAAGCCAAAGTAAAAGCTAGGAGTAATTGGAAATGAGTTTATATAGGAATATTCATGCGAAGAGAAAACGTATAAAGGCTGGCTCAAACGAAGTAATGAAAAAGCCCGGTGCGAAAGGCAGACCAACCGCAAAACAGTTTAAAAAAGCAGCTAAAACCGCAAAGAAAAGGAGATAGAAGATGGCAGGTAAAAAAAAGAAAGTGAAGAAGCCTAAAGGCTATTAGTGAACGAAGAGGTGAGTTATGGCATTAGGATTAGTACAAAGTTTGATAGGTCCGGTTACGGGACTGCTTGACAAGTTTGTTGAAGATAAAGATTTAAAACAACAGCTTGCCCATGACATCAGTACGATGGCTGAACGGCAGTCGCATGAAATTATCCAGGCACAGATTGCTGTCAACCAAACAGAGGCCGCGCATAAAAGCCTGTTTGTGTCGGGTTGGAGGCCAGCAGTTGGATGGACCTGCTGCTTGGGTTTAATGGGGAATTTCATTCTGATTCCATTTACCAATTTTGTACTGGCATTAAATGCGATGGATATACAGATACCAATGATTGATACCTCAACAATGATGCCCATTCTAATGGGTATGTTAGGACTGGGAACGATGAGAACCGTAGAAAAACTAAAGAAGGTTGAAAGAAACTCATGAGAGAGAAGCTAAAAAACATGTTGGTTGAGCATGAAGGGAATAAGTCACACCTGTATTTTTGTACTTCCGATAAGCCAACGATTGGCGTTGGCAGAATGATCGGGGAAGGCGGCATTGGCCTTAGTCATGAAGAGTGTATGTACCTCTTAGAAAATGACATTAAACGAGTGGAGCAAGAATTGATAGATTCTTTCGAGTGGTACGAGTCGCTCGATGAGGTACGGAAAGACGCTTTGTGCAATTTGTGTTTTAACATCGGCCTCCCTTCTCTGAAAGGGTTTAAATTGGCCCTTGGTCACATGGCTGATCGTAATTATGAGGATGCTTCTCGTGAGTTTTTGAACTCGAAATGGGCCAAGGATGTTGGGCCTCTCAGATCAATTGATATTACGGATATGATCCGCACAGGCCGTTATTAAAGTGTGGATATTGATTAGTTAGACTAATATAATGAATAGCTGGACTAATACCAAAAGTCCTGATAGGTAACGAAAAATGGCATATTCCGAGACTATAAAGTTGGTCACTGGCGACACTGAGCCAATGCTTACGATTACCCTGCGGGATGCGAATACGGCAGCACCAGGGCAAACACTTGATGAGAATGACAGCAATACTTGGGCACCCATTGATTTGACTGGAGCCACTGTTCGATTGCGAATGAGAGCAATTGGAAGTTCAACAGTGAAATCGGTTTTAACAATGGCTGTTAGTAATGCGCTTAACGGAGTAGTTACCACGAATTTTCCTACCGGAACGCTCGACACGGCTGGAACTTTTGAAGGTGAGATCGAGATTACCTATGCAACAGGTGGGATACAGACTTTACAAGATTTAATTAAATTCAAAATCAGGAAAGATTTCGACTAATGAGTGCGAAGATCGTCAGATACAATTTAGGCGCAAAGTCGGTGGTTTCATCAGTAAACCCACGGGCCTCTATTACCTTTACGAATGCCAGTGGTACACAGATATTTATTGATTCAAGTTCTAAAGACCAATGGTTTACTGACTCCATTCCGTTTACAGAGTCCTTAAATTTTGATTTTAGTATTACTCTTTCAGACTCAATTGCTTTTGTTGACTCGATTGAGGCTGCTAATTTTACGAACAAGAGTGCGACAGATGGCGTATCTTTCTCTGAGAATGTAGTTATTGGTCAAGGCTTTGGCCGCGCTTACTCTGATTCGTTTAGTTTAAGTGACTCACCTGCTTTCACTATAAGCAAAGTCTTCACTGATAGTATTTCTTTTTCAGACTCTCTAAGTGAAACAACAACTAAGGTTAAAAATCCAACTGATGAAGCAGGGCTTTCTGATGTTTTTATTAAGTCCTTAACCTTCAACCGATCTTTTACTGACTCAATTGGATTGTCGGATAACTACAGTGACAACATAAACGATTACACAACACTGACAGAAAGTGCATCGTTAGGTGACACACCTACTTTAACGACTTCGAAAGTATTTACTGAGTCTATAAGCCTTAGTGATTCGTTGACCGAAAATCTGGAGCTAGGAAAAAGCCCAACCGATACGCCAACTCTGTCGGAAACTTATATCCAAACTTTCAACAAGAACATTAGTGACAGCATTACATTAAGTGATGCGTACACGGATGTCATTGCAGATCAAACTACAGTCACTGAGTCTGCGAATATAACCGATTCATTGTCGTTTGACATGACCAGCACGTTGTCGGACACGGCCTCGATTACTGAATCAATTAACGTAAATCTAATTCTAGCCAGTAGTGCTGTTGTGAATGCCGCAGCACTGAACACATCAGCACTCAACAGTTAGGAGCAATAACCATGCTTACAGATAACATGAAATTAGTCGGAAAACTTAGCATTGCTATCAATGATGAAGTTGTCCAAGAAGTAAACAATCTCGTAGTGACTACGGGGAAGAACTTTGTCGCATCCCGAATTAAAGACGCTACTGCAACAGCGATGAGCCACATGGCAATTGGTACGGGGTCAACCTCTGCTGCCGCTGGCGATACCGCTTTAGGGAACGAATCAGCGCGAGTTGCTTTGACTTCCACAACAGTCACTAATGCCGACGTTGCTTATGTCGCTTCTTTCGGGGCAGGTACAGGCACAGGCGCAATAACTGAAGCGGGTCTGTTCAACGCGAGTTCTTCTGGAACTTTGTTCTGTCGCACTACTTTTTCAGTGGTGAACAAAGGCGCAGATGACAGCATGACAATAACTTGGACTGTTACGGTGAGCTAATCATGGGCATCAAGTTTACGAACAATGCGGTCACGACGTTATCGAGTGCAATTAATAACTCGACAACTACGATACCGTTGACAGATGGCAGTACCTTCCCTGCGTTAAGCACCAGTGGAGACTACTGCTATGTCACGATCCACGATACGGGTGGTGGCAGTATGGAAGTGGTCAAAGCGACTGCTCGATCTGGCAACTCACTAACGGTTGTTCGTGCTCAAGAAGGAACTACCGCGAGTGCTTTTGACAGTGGCAAAAAAGTCGAACTGCGTATTACAGCACAGGGTCTGACTGATGTTGCATCTTCAATGGTGAACGGCACATCGGATCGCAATGTCTACACAGCGACTGCGGGGCAGACGAGTTTCGCAGCAACTTTTGACCAGGGTTTCGTGGACGTTTACATGAACGGAGTCAAACTGATTGCAGGGACGGATTTCACTACACCGACTAATAGCGCAATCGTGCTTGCTAGTGGTGCAGCCGCAGGTGATTTAATCGACATTGTGGCATACGGAACTTTTTCGCTTTTACAGGCAATCAAAAATCCTGATGGTGGGTTTGCAAATAGCACTTACACCACCGCACAAAACATAGATGGAGGTGGCGCAAGTGGCTGATCGAATTCAAATAAGACGGGACACTGCAAGCAACTGGACAAGTGCAAACAGCGTTTTGGCGCAAGGCGAATTAGGGGTAGAAACTGATACCAATAAAATGAAAATAGGTGACGGGTCTACGGCTTGGTCATCTCTAGGTTATTTAATTGATACAGGTGGTTATGCAGCTTATGCAGATACGACTGCTAACTTTACAGGTGATTTGCAGGTATCAGGGGCAAGTGTTCCCTCTTACAGCGATACAACAAGCAATTTTACTGGTGCTCTTCAAAAGTCTGGAGTACCAGTAGCGGCTGACGCAAACCTGAATAGTTTTTTAAGTGCGGTTGACCTACCCACAGCCGATGGCTCTGCCGATCAGGTTTTGCAGACTTCAGGCTCAGGTTCTATCAGTTGGGCTGACATGGCTGGCGGTGTCAGTTTTGTTAATTTTAGCAAAGGAACTGTAAGTGCAGTCCCAATGGTATCGTCAGTGGATATTGCTGATAACAGAACTCCAGCCTCGACAACTTATACGCAGTTTTGGCGAACTGGCTCTTCTGGTTCAAATCCTACGGTTGGTAATGTTTTTACGTGGATATCAGGGAATCACGCAAGTTCTCCTTCCATGTCAACATCTTTTTCGGCTATGGGAATTGTATGTACCCCATCAACCAAAACGATAAGTGTCACAACTCCAGAAACAATTTGGGAAAACCCTAGCTATTTAGGTGTTAGTACATGGCAAGGGACTGGATGCGAAGGTGGCGGAGAAATGGTTTGTCACGGCAATATCGCGTGGCCTAATCAAACTACTTACAAATTTGGTTATGCTATGTATCGGCAGTCTCTGACAGATGGGTCAAGTGCTGCTTACACGATGGGTGGATTTACAGGTGATTCGCATGGAGCCAATGACCCTCATTATTCTTTGCCTTATAACTCTAGCGGAGCAACTCGCGCTTTTATAGTTGGTTACAATCAAAATAGCAGCAGTCAGGCAGCGTATCGTGCATACTCTGGCGCGGGTGCTGGCTCACTCGGCTCAATGGGTGGTGTTAATCAGTGTCCGAACACCAACACCTCCACCGTCCAAGCGGTTTCGATGTTTACCCATCCGTTAATCACTAGCGCAGGTCTGTTTCCAAACAGCGGAAGTCATAACTTGCCGACACACATTTGCGCGTATGGAACTGCCAACGGTTATTCAAAGATTGCGATTGATGCAGGGAACAATGTTGGTTCTGAAGTAACAACAGGTTTTGATAGAACCCAGTACAGTGCTCAAACAGCCATTCTTGTCAAAGACCCTAGCAGCACAGGTTTAAAATTATTCAATTACGATTACTACGGAAAAATTTGCGAATGGACATCGACAACTCAAACCTACGACAGAGGTAGTTGGGGAACGATGCTGCCTTTTAACCTAAATGCACATAAACAAATGTTAATTCCAACAGGTAATTTAAATGAGTGGATGATCTGCGGCACTCAAGGTTACCCTTATTATGCGCCTCATGCATTTTTCAAATTTACAATTGATTATGCCACAGGCCAATTTACTAACATAAAGATTCTTGCGATTGACAGCAACACAGATATGATTCCTTTAACTTCATCTTATACCTACGCCAAAGCTCTCTTCGGCGATAATGAAGATATATCAAGCGCACCCACCAATATTTTATGGACAGGTTTTCATGGCACAGGTGATGGTTGGGCTTTTATATCTGATTACCCCGCTGACAGTTTATTTACAGCATTATAAAGGAGAATTTTAAATGGCGAACACTCTAGCAGAATTTAGAACTGAGCGAGATGTGGCGTTGCAAGCCACCGATTGCATTTATTCTCCCGACTTAATTAAAAATTATGGTGAAGATGCGATAGCAACTTTAGACGTTTACCGACAGCAACTCAGAGATGCGACTGATGGTGTTACAGATGACAATGCCAGTGATGCTGTTCTTCCAAAGCCAGTTGATCCAAATATTGCAGCATTCTTAAAAATCGATATTAGTTAGGAGGTCACATGAGTAAAGCAAGAGACTTAGCTGATAGTGCAGCCACGATCACACAAAAAGCGTCAACGGGTAAGGCAATAGCAATGGCTATTGTTTTCGGGGAGTAAAAAAATGAGCGCACCGAATATTGTAAATGTCACGACAATAATTGGAAAAACAGCGGTGCAAGCAGTTGGTACGAGTGCCACTGTAATTGTAGAGAACTCTGCCGCATCAAACAAAGTGTTTAAAGTTAATGCTTTGTATGTCAGTAATGTTGATGGCACAAATGACGCAGATGTAACCCTTGATTTGTTCCGCAGTTCAACTGCTTATCACATTGCAAAAACAGTTGTTGTCCCAAAAGACTCTACACTCGACGTTGTAACAAAAGCTATCTATTTAGAAGAAGGCGATTCGCTCAGACTTACTGCAAGTTCAGCTTCTGATTTAGAGGCTGTCTGCTCGTATGAGGAGATTAGCTAATGGTAGGACGTTCTACTAATTTCCCTGCTGATGGAGTCTGGACTTTAAAAAAGGCCAGGGACGAGCAAAGAGCAGATGCTTGGCCGAAGTTAACTCCAAACGCTGCTAGTGGAATTTCGACTCAGGTACTTAATGATACTTCGGCAAATATTTATTACACGGTTGGATCGAACGCAACTTCTTATGGTGTTTACTGGTCAACAAGTGCAAATGTTACAACAGCAGATACTTTTGTTTCTGGCGGGACGACAGTTACTCAACTTACAGGTTTAGCGGCAAACACCACGTTCTATTATCGTGTCGCCATGATTAATTCTTATGGAGCAACTTTAGACGCTTCTGATTCAACCTTTTCGACACCCCCTACAGGTACAACAGTATTAAGTCCTAACACTACAACAAATTTTCTTCATTCTACCTATGGGAACTTGTACTTTTACGCAATGCTTCCTGACAACAAAACAGTAACGATTAGTGTTACAGGTGGAAGTGGAGCAGGTGGAGGAATGTGGAACTACAGTGGTGGGCATGGTGCTGCTGGTGGTCAGGCTGCGACATCGTTTGTATCTGGTACAAGTCAGATACTCAAGCTGGCGATAGGTGGAAAAGGTCAGTCACACACTGGTCAAAATACGAGTCTTGCTTATGCACAAGCGGGTAGTGGTGCAGGTGCTGGCGCTGTAATTGATAACGCTACCGGAAACGTAATTCTTGTTGCAGGGGGTGGAGGCGGTGCATCCTCTGCATGGAATAATCCGCCTCAAACTGCGGGTGCTGGAGGGGTTATAGCTAGTGGTATAAATGGGCCTCATACAGCAAACGGGGGAACAGGTGATACATACCACACTGCTGCAACGGGGACGGCTGCTGGAACTCACTCACAAAACAGCACTTGTAACGGCTTTAATCAACACGGTGGCGGAGGAGCAAGTCAGACTTCTGATACTGCTTCCTATGGCTCTGGTAGCACTACTTCAGCCTACGGAGATGGTGGTCTGAAATACGGTAGTTATTACGGTACAGGAGGAGGCGGCGCTGGAGGCTATCGCGGAGGTGCGGGAGGTGTGTACCCTGGTTCTGGCGGTGGAGGCTCAAGTTACATAGCGTCAGGTTATACCTCCGTGACTTGTGCTTTAACTGCACCTGCGGGTGGAGGAGGCGGTGCAAGTTATGGGGCTTTTGGGGCTGATGGTAATCATGGCTCTATACAAATAGTAGTTGCCGCGTAGAGGATTAACTATGACAGAAGTAACGCAAGATCATAAAGACGCACAGATTGCAGCCAATCGGCTCGATTACGATGTGAAATACAATTCTTTAACAGTAGAACTAGATGGTAAAACTTACCAAGCTAGTCCTGAATCTATTGAGCAAATGGTTAGGAATTTGAGTCTGACCTCATTACCTGATGGCTTTTTCTGGGTCGATTTATCAAATACAAAAGTAACTTTTGATAGAGCAGCACTGCAAAATTTAGCTGATACTTCTATTGCGGCAAGGTTTGATTTGTATTCAAGTTTTCAAGATAGGCGTGATGCAATTAATGCAGCAACTACGTTCGAAGAACTAGAAAAGCTGAAAGACTAAGGTGAACAGCCGTGACCGAACAAGAGATCGAATTGCTAATTCAACGAGCCGCAGAAGAAGGAGCAAAACAAGCTCTTAGAGAAGTCGGGCTGAACGATGAAAATGCGTTCTCTGATGTTCGAGAGTTAAGAGGGTTACTTGATTCTTGGAGGGACACTAAAAGGACAGTCGGGCAAACGGTCACTAGAGTTCTTACAACTGTCGTCCTATCCCTAATCGCAGCAGGTATCTGGTTCAATTATGGAGATAAATAGTGGCTTACTTCAAAAACAAAACTTTCAAAGGAATTGCGCCAGCTATCTCCCCTCGCCTATTAAATGAAGAGTATGGGCAAGAAGCAGAGAATATAGATTTTGAAAGTGGCACGTTAGTACCTGTTAAAACCGATTCGGCTGACTCTACCTTTTCTACTAGCAGCAGACAAAGTGTGTTTATCTATCGTCACCGGACAGCAACTGGGTCATCAGCTACAACCCCACGACAATTAGAGTGGGATGAAGATTATGTCAAGGCAGTACACTCTCCGCTTGCAACCGATGACGATGAATACCAACGTGTTTATTGGACAGGTAGTGGGACTTCTGGGGCTGGTACTAACTATCCTAAAATGGCGAGTCAGTCTGTGGCTATTGGTGCAACGGCTTTTTATCCGAGTGCCAGTTATCGGCTTGGTATCCCTGCGCCTAGTGCTGCACCAACAACGTCTAAATCAGGAACACCCACTGCTACTCAAGAACCCGACAGCGTAAGCTACGTTTACACGTATGTTTCTGCTTACGGTGAGGAAGGCCCACCAAGCGCAGCTTCTACTCCGATTGATAAAACGGACGATGAAACTGTAGCGTTAACACTGGCAGCGTTTCCAACTGGTTCTTATAACTTAACAAAAATGCGGATATACAGAAGCAACACTGGATCAACCAGTACGAGTTTTCAATTTTGCGGTGAGATTACTTCAGGCACATCTTTTAGCGACACTGTAGCTTCAACAGGACTTGGGGAGGTACTTCCGTCCACTACATGGGTTGGACCCCCGAACGATGATACTAGTTTGTATCCTTATGGACCGTTGGAAAATTTGATAAACGTAGGTAACGGTGTGCTTGCGGGGCATAGCGGTAATAGGCTCTGTTTCTCTGAGCCTTACCTGCCTCACGCTTGGCCTGTCCAATATCGTTTAACTATCGATGGAACAATCATCGGGTTATCAGCAACTGCTAACGGTGTTGTTGTGCTTACAGACACTGTGCCTTTCTTTGTGTCCGGTGTTGATCCGTCAGCAATGACAGCAATGCAAGTTGATGTAATGCAAAGCTGTATCAACAAACATTCGATTGTAGACATGGGCGAGTATGTATTATATGCCAGCCCCGATGGTCTTGTTGCTATAACAGGTACTTCGGGACAAGTCGTTACAAGGGGTTTGATAAAAGCAAAGCAGTGGAACAGCGACTTCAAACCCAGTGCTATAAAGGCTTTTCTGCACGAAGGTAAATACGTTGCCTTTTGGAAAGACGGGAGTAATTACGGTGGTTGGGTTTATGACCCACAAGCACAAGACACTATAATCTCGACACTCTCAGTAAGTGCTGAAGTTCGAGGTGGTACAACTGACATTGGTTCTGGCAACGTGTATTTAATTGTTGGCAGTAATGCAATGAAGTACGCAGGTGGTGCTACCAATCAAACAGCAAAATGGAAAAGCAAAAAGTATGTAACTGAAACTCCGCTGTCTATGGGGTGGGTTTCGGTAAACGCCGCTATTTGGCCTACTGCTTTAGCCGATGCAATTACTGTGAAAGTGTATGGTGATGGGAACCAGATTGCTAACTATCAAATATACAGCGGTGCAGCCGTTTCTGTAACGAAGACTGTTACCGTAGCCGCAGGTAAGTTTGTTATTGACGGAGTATCCCAAGATACTCTTACCTTAAAGGAAGGTTCAACGTACATTTTCGATCAAGCAGATTCGAGTAATGCAACTCATCCGTTGCGACTATCTACTACTTCAGACGGTACACATAACAGCGGCGTTGAATACACCAGTGGAGTGACCTACAGCGGAACACCGGGTGTAACACCTGGTGCATACACGCAGATTATTGTCCCGACAGGCGCACCGACACTGTACTATTATTGTTCTGCCCACAGTGGTATGGGCGGAACCGCTAACACAAGCGCCTCTTCTCCGTACATCATGCGGAACGGATCGACTGACACTAATCTCTACGAACCCATTATGAGACTCCCTGCGACGGTAGCTCAAGAGTGGGAAGTCGAAGTAGAAACTAAATACGAAGTGACAGAAACCTGTATTGCTCAATCTATTGATGAGATCAAAGCGACATGAGTAAGAATACTCGTACTTTAAATGCAACGACTGTCCCCGCACTACCGTCTGCGCCAAATAAAGCTGACCCTGAGCTTAAAAAGTTTCTCGATAAGATGGTTGAGGCCGTGGAGATTCGGTTGGGTAGACGGGGCGATCCAAGAGATCGAGCGATCACACTGCGGGAATTAATTTCTAGTGGTCTTGCGAAAGAGCTTGCAGCAAACCCTTATGATCCTAATGCGCTTGATTTTGGACTTCCTTTAGGTGATGACCTTAATTTATCGCAAGCAGTTGGTAAACCAGAGAATCTAACAGTAACAGCAGGGTTTACTGCTGTACTAATCAAATGGGATTTGTGGAAGCACCGTAATCATTTTCGAACGCACGTTTACAGAAATACGAGCGATGTCAGAAGTGCTGCTATTTTTATAGGTACTTCCACTTCTCAGTTTTACAGTGATGAAGATGTAACTTCAGGCACGACTTATTATTATTGGGCGCGACACGAGAATACGCACGGAGACATGAGTGAGTGGAATGCAGAAAGCGGTACTTCAGCGACCGTGCAGCCTGATGTAGATTTTTTGTTAACTACACTTACTGGTGAAATTCGCAATTCTCATTTATATACAACACTTGCCACTGATGTAGGAAGAATCCCTGGTTGGCATTCGATTATTGGGTCATACGATCCAGCAACTCAAAGAACATTAACGCAGCTTGATACTGGTGTAACTACTTTAACCACCCAATCAGGTAATAATCTGACCGATTTAACTGCATTAAAGACTGTATTAGGTGGAAATACCGCGACTGCTTTTACTGTTTTAAACAGCCATGTAACTGACGGGGCTGATGCAACCAGTGTAGCAAGTCAATTGACCGCACTTAATACTACACAAGGTAATCAACAGGCGACTATTACTTCTCATACGGGTTCAATTGGTGGCCTAGAAGCAGAATATTTTATAAAAGCGGCAGTAGGTGCTAGTGGTCAACAACGACTTTCTGGGTTTGGCTTTGTAGCAACTGCTCAGTCTACAGACTTTGGTATTCTTGCAGACAAATTTTTTATAGAAGCTCCCGCAGGAAGTAGTGTTACGCAACCTGCCGTGACTCCTTTTTCTGTTGTAACTTCAGCTCAGACATTTTATACCTCTGCTGTCCCGCCAGTACCAATTACTTTGCCCAGTGGTGTTTATATGGACGGGGCGTTTATTAAATTTGGAAGTATTACTGAAGCGCACATTGGTACAGCCACAATTGATAATGCCCATATTACGAACACATTAAATGCCAACAAAATAGTTGCTGGAACGCTTGATACAGGCCGTATTAATTTAGATGGGGCAACTATCGATTCAAATAATAACGGGCAGATACAAATTGCGAATTTGGGGGTTACTACTGCAAAGATTGCAGATGCTGACGTTACAACCCTAAAAATTGAAGGTGACGCATGTACTGTCCCGAAAGGGGTGGTAGGTACAGGTGGCACAACTATTGGATATGACAACTCAGAAACTATAACTAACTGGACTGCGATAGATGGCGGGGGAGTAACTGAAAATTATTCGAGTAACCTACCTAGTCAAGTAACAGTGCTAATTACCCAGAATTTTGTTGCAGGGGCTGGTTCTAGTAATCAGGCAGATAATGTAATTGATATGGCTTTTAGAATTTCTTCAGACGGGGGTAGTACCTGGTTAACGTCTGGAGCAACTGCGGGACGAGTTGCACATAGCGCATTAGAAGATTACGCATTTACTTTAACGTCAGGATATACGTTTCAACCAACAGGCACGGGCAATATATTGGTTAGATTGTATGCACGTAAATTATATAACCAGTCGTCATGGGAAACTGGCCGTGCTCATTTCATTATTCTAGGTACACGACGATGAGTTACGTTGTTTTTTACGACAGTTACGGTCAGATCACGAAAGTGCATAGTGCTCACAATGGTTTGGCTGAAGGAAATCAGCAAGAAGGCGAAAGTATTTTAGAAGTGTCTGAGCTAGTGGAACCGGAAGATTGGTATGTAGAAGATGCTACATTGGTGCGGAGAACGCCTTTTCCTGACATAACTGTGAGTGAATCCCCTGCTGTGAACACTACAATTACTGTCTCTAATCTACCCAATGACACAGAAGTAATGTGGCCTGATGAGGTAAGGACAAGAGAATCAGGTAGTTTTACTTTCACTACCGATGTCGGTGACAGTTTTTATTTTGTTTTATCCCACGCTCGTCATCCACGGAAAAGGTTATTAATCGATGTCACATAGAACGATCACTACTGACCCAACAATTAGCAGAAGAAAGGCTTACGAGAAGTTGGAAGAAGAAGGCAGCGCCCAAAAAGCACTGTGGGAAGCACTGGCAACAATGAAAGCTAACGGCATTGATATCGGAGAGAAAGCTGATGCAATGTTAACTCAACGCACACAAATAAAAACAGCGAGGCCGAAATGACACCGAAGAAGTTGCAGACAAAATCAAAATACAACGACTTTGATCTTGACGGGGATGGAGTTGTTACTGATGAGGAGATAGCGAGATCGAAAGAGATGCTTGATTTGGAGTTGAGAGAGGAGAAGTCAGAGGCACAAAAGATGATGGCGTGGCTGGCAATACTGGTAATGATTGCTGTAACAGTTGTGCTGTTCACCCCGTTTGTACCCGATAGCCGGGTTACTGCCTTGGCTGAATTACTGGGACTATTTTACTTTTCACTTTGCGGTATTGTAGGTACATACATGGGCGCGACGGCATTCATGCACAAACCTTCAAAATGACCAAATTTAGGGGGGCAGTAATTTACAACAGCGAAGGTACGATTACCGACTTTGTTGCTGTTTCCTCTATACCGATAGCTGACATCTGCCAACAGCTATTGCCAGAAGGCTCTGAAGTAGTCTATCTGGATGAACATGCCAAGGAGATCGAGGACGAACTTGGCAACTGGCAAGTAACAAACGGATATGTGACTGAAAAATGATAGGGAGATTGACATGCACAAAGGTAAAAAATGCGTATTAAACGCGCCACCTGCCAAGTCTAAGAAAAAGAAAAAGAAACGCAAAGGTTACTAATGCGAGGTATCTACCATGATAGACATCGCATTGGCTGCATCTGGGGCATTTCGCGCCTACGAGTTACTTAAAAAAGGAATCGCTACTGGCAAGGAAATCGATTCCATGTCCAGCACTGTTCGGGCTTTTTTTAAGAGCAAGCACGAAGTTGAAAAAGGCATTGAAGAACGGGAGAAGAACAGCGACCCCTTGGCAGGTTCTTCGTTGGAAGAAGCTGTTGAGTATGTGGAAGAGCTTGAGGCAATTCGTCGTGCAGAAGAACGCATCAAGTGGATGTACATAAACGCAGGTAAGAGCCAACTATGGGGAAAAATACGCACCGAGGCGATTCGTCGTGACAAGATGAAAGCTAAAGCGCGGGCTGATGCTAACAGCAAGGCCGAGCACGAAGATGCTTTTATGAAAGACCTCTGGCTTATTTTTGGTATTCTCTTTGGCGGGATTATTGTCACCGGGGCAATCTTATTTGTTATACTTGCCTAGTGATTTAGGGTATTTAGTCACGTATTTTTGGTCAAAAATTGGTCTATTTAGACCAATAAGAATCCTTGATAATCCTGACTAATACTAATAACAAAAGTAAATAACTGAATTTGAAAGAGAAAATAATAGGTAATGCTGCTTAATACGGGTTTGATTCAGGTGACTGTTAATCACTTGGTTCCTGGTTCGAGTCCAGGTTGGGCAGCCACTTTCGATCTAAATTTCCTTTACAAAACAACAGCTTCTAGTTAATCTTCTTTTTTCTTAATTTAGATGGTCTTTTGTGATTTTTACTTTAGACCAAATTTAGACCACTTAGGAAAGAGGAAGAATGGCAACTATAGGTCGCAATGGCAAAGCCTGGAGAGCGCGAATCCGTCGTGCAGGTTTCCCAGATTTACAAGCAAACTTCCCCACTAAACAACAGGCAAAAATGTGGGCCAATAAAAAAGAAGCTGACATTGACCAAGCGAAAGTCTTTGGTAAAGAACAGCTTGAACTCCCTCCTAAACTACAGCGCAACGTCGAGCCAACAATAGATCAAGTAATCCTCAGTTACAGACAACTGCACACTAGCGGTAAAAAAGAAATGAACGACTCGAAGTTCAAAACGCTTGGGTTGTCGATGCGTGAATTGCGTGGGATTAAAATTTCAGAGCTAACAACAGACACGATGTATGGTTATGCTGACGACAGGTTATCTCGTGTATCGGCAAGCACACTTAAAAAGCAATGTTTGGCGATTGGTCAAGCGATACGTTGGTCGAGGAAAACAGTATATAGAAAGGTGATAAAAAACGATCCTTGGCCTGATGTAATGGAGTTTTTGACAGAAGAAGGAATGATAGGCCAGAGTGAGGAACGGGACAGGAGACTGTACAAAACGCCACCTGTCTTTGCCAAATTGCCAAAGAACTTCAAAGGCACTGAAGAGAATTTGTTGCTGAACACCTGTTTAAATACATGGGGTAAGTTGGATTGGATTTATTGGATGGTGCGAATTGCCATTACAAGTGCAATGAGAGAAGGGGAAATTCACCGGATGCAATGGTCTTTGCTTGATTTGGATAAGGATGTTCAGGTTATTAAAGCGAGGAAAGACCCGAAGCGACCTAAAGATCAACATGTACCTATTACACCAGAGTTGAAGAAAGCATTACTGGAGTACAGACAGATATGCAGACCTGGGGACTATCTGTTTACTGAGATAGAAAAGACTGCAAGTATTGGACAGCGGTTTAAAAACCTAACAGACAGGCTTAGTTATCCAGCTAAAGAACTTACTTTTCATGATTTGCGGCACGAAGCCATAAGTAGATTGTTTGAAAGGAAACCTAAATTAAGTATTCCAGAAGTAGCAAAAATTTCTGGGCATAAAACTTGGAGTCAATTAAAGCGGTACACGCATCTCCAAGCTGAAGATGTTGCTAAAAAAATGAAATAGGTTTTATTTTCTTATAGGCACAATTTTGTGCAGTCTAAAATAATCTTCATCGTTATCAGCAGGTATATCACCTATTACTTGTAAAACGTACTGTGCGACTAACGCTGTTGGAAACAAATGCTTCCTTCGGTTTGGATTTTCAATGGTTCCAACATCAACAGTTCCGTCGGCAATTTGTTTATAAACGGTATCGGGTTGCAACTTCATGACTTCTGCGTATTCGTGGACGGTCATGAAAGGCCCGTAACGATTTAACATAATTTCTAGTGTTTTGTTGATAAAATCCGCTGAGTTCATTATTAGCCCTCCTCTATTATGATTAGTAATGATTAGCAAGGCTTATAATAGTACATCACAACTACAAAATTATTAGCATTTTGCGAGTCAATCTTTGACCTTTTTTAGTGCATCAGATGAATAACTTAACGAAAAGGTTAATTTGAAGGTCAGTGAGTGACTTATAACCAAAAGTTATATAAGTAACTGATAAATAAATACTAATAGTATTTATTTGTGGCTAATTGTATTAAGAAATAAACTCAGGTTTTTTAATTCGTACTTTGGGTGCGGGGTGCTCTTTTAGTGCGTCTACTCTTCCTAAAATGTGTTCATAGTATCTCAGTTGGTAGTCATTTATATCTATCGTTTTTTCTAACCAAGCTGCCATTTGTTGAAGCTCACCTTGGAATTTAAGACAATCAGAATGTATGTCACGAGTTTTACTTAGCATATATTCAGTGTCTTCGTGATTAGTCAAGTAATTCATTGTTGTGCCTAATGCAAATGCAATCCCTGCAACTTCACTAAGTTTTGGTTCTTGTTTTCCATTAAAAATGCGCTTGACTAAACTTACTTCAAGTTTTGAAGACTTTGCAATTTCTTTGTAGTTTAACCTAAGTTTTGATTTGATTTTTTGTATACGATCTATAAACCTCGCGGTATCTTTATTCATTTTCTCCCCCTTGTTATTAATGCTATTTCATAGTTATGCAAATAGGACTGCTCTTACTCGGTATATTTTTGCATTTTTAGCTTTTGGTACTTCGTCTTGCCTAAACATTTTTGCAGGTTTGTTACTTTGATATACCACTAACCAAACATTGGGCTTCAGTGGTGGAAAATTAGGGTCACAATTTTTATCAACTACATAATTTTTTTCAGCAGGTGCGACAACCAAGTTGATACCTGCATCCATTTTGGATGTTCCTATTTCTGGTTTACCAAATTTATTAGGTGCAATCGATTGGTAATCAATAGGTTTATCTACATGGAAAACACCGCTTTCTAGTCCAGTGACATTAAATAGTTTTCGTTCGACAGTAGAAGGTGCGCCTGAAGTATTGCCCAACACAGGCCAATATCCTTTTTGGGGGATATCACCTGGGTCTAAATCCGGGTCTATGTCGTGTGGAGCTACACCAAGAAAATTAGCCATTTTAACTATGGCTTGAGGACTTAACTCAGTGATTCCATTAAGGTATTGAGAAATAGCTCCTTGTGACCAGTCGAGTTTTTTAGCTGCTTGGCGTTGGGTGAATTTGAATTCGTGCGCTTTATTTTCCCAAATTCTTTTTAGATTTTGCGCGGGTGATCTTTTGTTCATTTGGTTGGCCTTGTGTTACATCCGTAATTAGCTGGGCTAATGTTTTAGTATCCGTTTTATTTTCATGATAATAAGCGGTACTAATATTTTTTGTCAACTTATTAAGGATTAAACAGGATTTGTCAGCACCTATTACCAACCAAGTTGGGTGCTTCCATTGCTGCATTTGTGTAATCCATTGCTCTTGAAGAGGGGATAAGCCTGTGTTTATAAAAGTTGTAAGACGTTTAGGTAATTTTATGTATTTGTATTCGATGAACAGAATACCTGCGGGTCCAGCATACATAGCGTCGGGAACTCCTCCGCTGTAGCGGTCTGCAATTTTCCACACATAAACTGATTTATCTAGTTTTCGGTGGACACTTTTAACGAACGAGTGTTCATTCATTTAAAGTGCCAGATTTTTTGACCATGATCTCTGGCGGAATCACAAGGAGGAAGGCTGACAAAAGCCTTTGGTCAGGGTGGTGTTAGAATTCCTGGGTACTTGCGTACAATTCTTCCGCTACCTTATAGTGGTTTTCAGCAAGCCAACCTTTTGGACCTTCGGCATCAATGTTGTACCAACCATTCTCGCCTTTGGTGACATAGTTAGACTTGATCTCCCAAACACTGGCAAACCGATCACCTGCCAAGGCAGCGATTTTGGTGTTCCAGTTGTTAGAGGGAGTAATCTTAGAATTAGAAAAATCCAGTATAAAGGGTGTAGGAAACAAGTTATCGTCAGCATCAAACGCAAGAACAAGGTGCTTATGTGACTTAGAGACAGTCCAGTAAGGTATTGTTGTCGCATTTTCACCTTTACCAATTGTAAATTCCTGTTGATCTTGTTCAGCTACTGTTGCATTGGCTTCTTCGGCTGTATTGAATTCACCGAGCTTTTGAGGAGAACCAGGGACATTGCGATTTTTCCAGACAACATAAAGAGTTTTGAAGTTAACAGATACAACGCGGATAGATTGGCCCAGGCTTTTCTTTTGTACTGTATCAAGCCAGTCGCCTACCTCTGCACCTTCGACAAAATCAGGGTGGTGCTTATCTACCTCGTTGGAGGCTTTTTGTAGTTGCTTTAAGCGTGGGATTTGTAACTCCCCGCCTACGTTTTCGTTACCCCTACCACTATTAATATCAATGTAGTCAGGAACGACAGACATGTCTGCGCTCATAACAACTGCATTATTGTTTTTAGTGGGTGTGGTTGCTTGTTGCTTTGCCATAAGTATTACCTATTTAAGAGTTTTAAAAGTAAGATTTTGTTTAGTGACAGGCTCTACGCCCGGTATTGCTTCGTTAAGTTGCAATTCTTCGCGGTACGCTGTGGCTAACAGTTGTTTACGGAATAAACCGAAGTTTTGAGTTTCCAATACCCAGTTGCACAACGCATCGAAATCTGTGATTTGTGGCAGCACATCTTCTTTAAGAGTGACAGAGAAGTTATCAGTGGCAGATCGGGTTTCTCCTTGGTCTTCCATTGTGTGCATAATTTTGTATTTAACTTCTTCAGCTTGCTTTTTAAGATCACTTACCACTGCGTTGGCTTGCTTTATTTCGTGCTGCAAATTGCCGTAGTCATTGATAAGTTCACCTTTTGTTTTTACAACATTAAGTGCTGGTTGATTCATGATGCTTTTTTCACCTCGTGTAATTGATTAAGGACTGTTAATAGGTTTTCCATTCGACCTAGCTTCCCTTCTAACTTTTCATACACATCAGGTTCCCATGTGTTTCGGGCTGCGATCTGAATGATCTGCGTCTTTTGTGTTTGACCAGCACGGTAAATCCGTCGGTTGAATTGTTGATAATGTTCAGCGTTGTACGTTGGAGAGGCCCAGATGACTGTGGTTGCTTTAGTCATCGTAAGGCCGTGACCTGCTGATTGGGGATGAGCAAAGACTACTTGTAGTTGTCCCGCTTGTAATCGCCCTACTATTTCGGTGCGTTTGACAGCAGGTGTTTCGCCATCAATAACGCCATAACTAATCTTTTCTTTTTCGCACTTGGCAACTAGCGCCTCGCGTTCGTGTTTCCAGTTAAATGCCACAAGGCTATGTTTACGATTCTTAATGAGATCAATAACCATGTCGTAGCGTTCATTATGGATACCAGCAGATTCGCCTTGCTGATCGTAGATTGCGCCTGTGCATAGCTGTAATAATTTTTTAACACGAGCACCTGCATGAATTGCATTGATGGTTCGTTTGCCTGTGTACAGAACAGAATCTTCAGCAAGCTGGTTGTATTGCTGTTGTATGGTTTTGGGTAGTGTTGTGTACATGCGGTGAGTTGATTGTTCTGGCATATCGATACACTGTTCAAGCTCGAACCGAATGCTGATGTCCCCTATTGCGATTGCTACTGTTTCTTCAGCATCGTCTTTGTCTTTCCATTCAATACCAAATCCGTTATGGATTGGCGTACACACTTGTTGGCGGAATGTATAGAAGCGCCTACCCAGTCGTTCACCACCGTCAACTAACATTGCTGGATGCCAAATGTCAGTTATTGAATTGCTATTGGGTGTACCGGACATAGCTACAACACGATCAAAGCGATGTGAAATAGCCTGGGCCGCTTTACTACGCTGTGAGTTAGCATTTTTAAATGCAGTGAACTCGTCGATACAGAGCATAGTAAACTGGTCAAGTACATCAGGATTTTTTGCAAGCCACTTAACAGCATCGTGGTTAGTGATAACGATGTTGCTGTTCTCTTTAAACGCAGCAGTACGATTCCGAGCATAAGCTACTGAGTAACTTAGATTAGGAGTGAACTTCTGAATGTCATCGCCCCAACTGGCTTGTAGGATGGACAACGGGGCTAGAACTAAAAGACTACCTTCAGTAGATAACTGGTTAAAAGCGTCTAATACGCTTCGTGTTTTGCCAGTTCCGGGGTCTGATGTAATTAAGCATTTAGTGTTAGTTAGTATGAATTCAGTAGTTGTTGTTTGATGTTTAAATGGTTTAAGTTTCATAATTATATTAGTAAGTTAGGTTTGTTAGATTAGTACAGCTAATCATTGAAAGCAAGCATTTTATTAGTCTAACTAATCATTACTGGCGAGAAGTTTTCTTTCTATTTCAAAGGCTTCTACCAGCATCTGTCGGAGTTCTGCTGCTTTTGTTCGATCTGGACAATTGAGGATTTTAATTTCTGATTTTTTAATTCTGTGGGTACTCCAAAACATAGCTTGTTCAGGATCAGTTTTGAGTTCGTACTGCCATTCGTTTCCGTCTTCGTCTGTAATAAACATCCCGCTTTCCATTGCGTTCTCCTATAGTTTGATAGGTGCATATTTAAACTTATAAATACTTTGTCGCTCACAGTAGGCTTGAATATCTAAATCTGGTCGATTGTTTAGTCGTCGTGCAAAAACACTGCATTTGTCATAGGTTTCAAAACATAAAGCTCCGTCTTCGCAATTTGTTGCGATTGTTTGTCCACCGATCATTATGACTAACACAAAAGTTATCATTTGTTTTTCATAATCTTACAAGTTGGACAATACCAACCTACGACTTCAAATGTCTGTGGTACAACTTTGATAACAGATTCTTCGTTCCCTCCACATTTACTGCAAGTTCGAATCTTTTTTCTTATTTTTCTGGCAGGTGAGTTTTCCATGCGAAGCCTCGATATGGGAATTCGTTAGTACGCACATAGTGAAGTTTTTGGTGGTGCATTGTTTTTTTCATAATGAATAAAACAACTGAGACAAGTAAGCCACCGAAAAGAGCAGCCATCATGCCAGAGTAAGTACCAGCTAGTGATGCCATAAGTACAGCGGTGATAAGGATGTCAAATAAGATGTCGTAACCTACTACTTTACGCATACCTAGTTTGAAAACGAGAAATAGCAGACCTGCTGCCGCGATGACTCCTGCAAGTAACATGTGTTAACTCCTTTGCTTTTTGTTTGATGGTCGATTGATTTGGTCAACGCTAATGACTAATAAAGACATAACAGCTACTGACAAAGCAGCTAACAGCATAATCATTAGTGCGCTACCTAGTTGTGCGATTGCAATGACAAACATTACAAATGCGGTAAAATAAACTAAACCTTTCATGCGTCCTCCACTATTTTTCGTGCATAGTCTTCTAAATTGCTTTCAATTACGGTTCTAATTTTTTTACCAAGTTCAGCGTCTTCTTTATTTTCTATACACAATATAAGTTCTTGGTGAGGTATCTTGTCTTCAATGGTATATAGCGCATCAAAAAACTGTTCTTGGTTGTGCATTAGTTCTTCTGTTTTTTGTTGTATTTCGTATTCACGCTGTGGTTCATTGGCTTCCCACTCTTGATAAAGTTTGTCTTGCTCTAATTGATAAGCCGTTAGTGCTGCTGTGTTACCGTCAGGCATTACGTGTTGCATGTTTACCTCCGAAAAAAAGAGCAGTTGCAGTAAAAACCACAACTGCTCAACGACTAAGGGTGGGAGAGAACACCCAGTCCAGGGGAATTAGTCAATTCCATGTACGCATTGCGGTTCATCACCTTTTCTGTAGCTACACCATCTGCAATTTTGTTTTGAGGGCGTAGGGTTAAAGTCTGTTGCTGTTGTCATGCGTATAGCTCGTTGGTAATAGCCAGGAGCAAATACCATTGCGTCATTGCGAGTGTAGTTTTTAATCATGGTTTCACCCTTATCCAGATACCAAAGTTCTGTTTGGGCATATTGAAGGTCGGGGTATTTGTAGAAAGAACCTATGGCATACAGCAGAGCTTGGTGTGAATGAGGGATTTCATTACCGTCTTTACGCCCGGTCTTGTAGTCAATAACTCGTGCAGAAGTCTCATCTTCGAGTACCATTGCGTCGAGTTTAATTCTCCCCCACGTTTTGTCTTCGAGCCATCCGACAGGTTGCATGTCAAGATCGAAGCCCCACTCCCCCTCTAACTCGACTTTACCTTCTTCATAAAGACTTCTGAGTTCTTCAAAATCAGTTTTAAATTTATGAAGGTTTTTAGGGACTTCTTCGCCAAGATCGCCTTTTACATAGTCTTCGGCTTCTAGGTGTATAGCCGAACCACGATCCGCAGCGGGGCTGCTGTCTTGGGGTATCTTTTTGACTTTCTCGATGTAGATTTGATAAGGGCAGGTTTCAAACTTTTTTAAAGTCGAGTATGACCACGCTCGTACTGGACCCAGTTTTTTGGGCCTGTCCGTGGCGATCTTTTTAGCATCGGGTCGTTCGTCCTGAAACATACTCATTTGATTAGTCTAGCTAATATTGGGTCGTTCGTCGAACTTTTCATTGAGCAATTCTCCCATTTCCTTATTGATTTCCCATACTACAGGAACACCCCTGACGGGCTTGTTGTCGTGTGAAATACATCTTTGTTGGACATTAGCTTTGACTCCCAGAAATTCTTTTGCTTTCTTTCGAAACCCAGTAATGTTTAATCGTTTTGAAACTGGGTATTGATAAATGACATCAAATATAATTTGCAAAACATCAGGTTTAATCATAATTTCTTTGTTGCTGTACTTTGTAAACCAACCTTTAACGTATCGCTTAGATGTTTCAAGATTTGAAATCATGTCGATGTCGCTTGCGCGAGGAACGATGTCAAACACTTGGAGAAAATATTCAATATCTTTATCTTTGATTGCTTGGAAGAACTCCTCATAATCATCCATTGCAAGTTGTCGCATTTCTTCTTTGGACACGTTAACGATTGGAGTCCTAATAAATTTTTCAACGTATTCAAAGTTAGACAAGTAATTAGCAAAGTCTTGCAGCTCTGACTTTATATCTTCGAGGTTGTCTACTAACTTAGGATGGGCTTCAACAAGTTTAATTTCTTGACGAGGCGCAATGTTGTATCGTCGATCCCCCTCTTCTAGCCGAATAGCATCTCGTTTGTTTGTTAGAAATATAAAATTGGTATAGGACTTTTGTTCCCGCTGGTCGGTACGCATTTCTCGGATAGTGATTGTGTTTTCAGTGATTTGATTCTTGAGTTTTGCAGCCATCTTGTTTGCACCTTGATGGGCAGATGCCATGTGAAACTCGTCAACTACCAAGAACATTGCCCTGGTCATGAATCTGTTAAACTGTTCTTCAATATTCTCTAAGGCTTTCATAGGAACCTGCCCTTCGTCACCGAAGATTGGTCGCAATATTCGATAGTAGAACTGACCTTTACCAGTGCCCTGCACTCCGGTCATTACCCATGCTGTTCCTGTTTTTTCTTTTGTTT